CCCAGCACGAACTGGCCGACATGATGGCCACCCTCGGCCGCCGCCTCTACGATCGCCATCCGCACGACGTGCTGACGCTGGCAGGCTTCCTCGCCACCAACGCGCTGCGCTGCTGGTCCCCCGAGGACCGCATCCCGCTCGCCGCCGAGTGGACCGACCACGTCCTCGCCACCGTCCGCGAGTCCCTGGATTGACGATGCCGCTTGACGCCACCATGCCCGAGTGCGTAGCTACGCCCGACAGCCGGAACGACCCGGCGTGCATTCGCGTGGAACAGCCCCATTGGGCCGTCCTCGCCACCTACCCGCAAGCCGAAGCCTGGGCCGAGAGCAACCTGCGCCAGCGCGGCTACACCCCGTTCCTGCCCCGCTACACCGCCCGCATTCGCGACCGCACCGTCCCGACCCTGCTGCGCACCGTCATCCGACCCCTGTTCGCCGGATACATCTTCTGCCAGCACGATCCACGCGACCCCTGGCGCCCAATCCGCTACTGCCCAGGCATTCGCGCTAACCTCATCGGCGGCCTCGGCGTTCAGTATGCCCGTGCGGGCGATATCAGCGTGCTGGAGGCCAGTGAGGCACTTCGCCGAACCCCAACCCCTCCCGGAAGCCTCTGGAGCCCTGGCGCCCCGTGCCAGCCCCGCGACGGGCCGTTCCAAGGGCTACCAGCCGTCATCCTCGAGGTGGAGCGCCAAACCGCCAAAGTCGCCATGCTGCTGTTCGGTCAACTGCGACAGGTCTCAGTCGATGTGAACAGTCTCGTGGCACGGGAATGATCGAAAAACAACCAATGAATTCCAATGGCTGGCACCGGCGGTTACCGTGAAGGCTCAGGACGCAAGAAGGGCGTCCCGAACAAGATCAATTCCGACCTCAAGGAGATGATCCTCGGGGCGCTGTCCGACGTTGGCGGTCGCGATTACCTCGCACTGCGCGCCAAGGACACGCCAGCCGCATTCCTGACGCTGGTCGGCAAGGTGCTGCCAATGCAGCTCGCTGGCGAAGGCGGGGGACCAGTCACGATCAATCTCATCACCGGCGTACCAGACATCGATGATGACGAACCGGAAGAACCCTGCATCCACGATCAATGAGCCAACAACCCATCACTCTCGGCTATAAGCCACGTCCCCAATTCGTCGCTTATCACAAGCGACGCCAGCGCTGGGCTTGCATTGTTGCTCATCGCAGAGCTGGAAAATCCGTAGCCTGCATCATGGATCTTATCCATGCGACTCTGAAGTCTAAGAAGAAGGACGCGCGCTTCGGCTACGTCGCACCGACGTATACACAGGCCAAGGATGTCGTCTGGTCGTATCTCAAAGAGTATACACACCGCATTCCGGGTGTTGAGTTACGAGAGAGCGATCTGTCGGTTATCTTCCCTACCGGCGCGCGTATACGTTTGTATGGCAGCGACAACCACGACAGGTTGCGCGGCATCTATCTCGACGGCGTCGTGATGGATGAATACGCCGACATGGCGCCGCAAGCCTGGGCACAGGTTATTCGACCAGCGCTCGCTGACCGCAAAGGCTGGGCAACATTCATCGGCACACCGAAGGGCCGCAACTCGTTCTTTGAGATCTACGACTACGCACGAAACAACCCCGATGAATGGTTCTCGCTCCAGCTTCGCGCCGACGAAACCGGCATCCTAGATCGGGAGGAACTCGAAAGCGCGCGTCGCGTTCTGACGCCGGAACAGTTCGCCCAAGAGTTCCTCTGCAGCTTCGACGCCGCCATTATCGGCGCTTACTTCGCGAAGGAACTCGACGAGGCGAAGAACGCTGGCCGCATCACCGACGTGCCATACGATCCGCTGCTCCCCGTTCACACCGCCTGGGATTTGGGCGTTGGCGACTCCACAGCCATCTGGTTCTTCCAGGTCTCCCGTGCCGAAGTGCGTGTGATCGACTACTACGAAGCATCCGGCTACGGCCTGCCACACTACGCCGCAGTGCTCACCTCGCGCGGCTACAACTACGGCACCGACTACCTGCCGCACGACGCCCAAGCCCGACAGCTCGGCACCGGCCGCTCGCTCTGGGAGACGCTGCACAGCCTCACCAACCGCATCCCGCGCGTGCTCGCACAGCAGAACCTCATGGACGGCATCAACGCCGCGCGCATCAGCATCGCCTCGTGCTGGTTCGATACATACAAGTGTCATGACGGACTCGAGGCGCTACGTGCCTACCGCGCCGACTACGACGACAAGCGCAAGGCGTTCACCGATCGGCCGCGGCACGACTGGGCCTCGCACGGCGCAGATGCGTTCCGGTATCTTGGGTTAGCCTGGCGCCAGATGCAGCCGGAGAAGCCACCACCGCCCCCGACCGACCATTGGGACCGCGCCTTCGCCCGCGCATCGCAGAGCACAGTGGAAAGCTGGCGCGTAGCCTGATGACCTACTCGCAGAAATGGGTCGCAGGAGTGTTCGTCCACACCAACCTGGCGACGCTGCGCATGGCGCGGGATAGATGGGCCTGCGAGTTGGACTACCGAAACCGCTGCACCGAGAAGACTGGGAGCGAGGACGTAGGAACCGACTTCAATCGCTGGCGTCTGGCGTATGTGAACGCAGAGATCGCCAGGCTTATCAGCGTAGGCGAGCACACATGACCGAGGTCAAACCCACAATGCACAGTTGAGAGTTGGCGCGTGGCCCGATGAGCCCTGAGCGCCAGGAATACGAGGCAGCGCTGGCGGCATACAGGGCGGCCACGCAACGCCTGACCGAGGCCAAGCGGCACTACGATCCCAAGACCGCACCTGAGGCTGTCGAGAAGCGCAACGTCAAGGCGGCGGAATATCGGGCCAAGCGTCGTGCTAAACGCCAAGCATGGTCGGCCAGCCCTGAGCGAGCGGCAGAGGAGGAGCGCAACCGCCGCATGTACGAGGAATACCAGCGACGTTGGAACGCAGCACGACCGGAGGCGGCAAGTGACTGACACCACCACGCTGAGTGGCGCCCAGTTCCAGAAGCATGTTGGGACGGACCCGGAGAAATGGGCTGAGGCGTGCTATGCCGCGATGCGCGCCCCTGGCGTCTATGGCGATAGCCTCGATGGTCCTGGTCGTATCGCGTTCCTGGCACAGTGGTTTAGCGACTACGCCGAGGTGCGGGTGGCCGAGGAGGTGGGGCGCGTCACCGCCCGCCTGGTGCCACGGCATGACGACTGAGGCCGAGCGCCCTGAGTATGACTGGGACGGTCGCGCACAGGCGATGGAACTCGTCATCGAGGCACTCATGGCCAACTACTGCCGCGATCCTGCACACCCGACGCTCGACGAGATGCGCAAGGTCTATGCCGAAATCAAAGCCATGAGGGTCTATGAGACCGAGTAGTGTCCACAAAGTTTCGTTTATCGGACGCAACAAGCGACGCAGTCGTCTGTAGACAAATAGCACGATTGGCGAGGCGGCTGAAAACCCACGAAGTGACGCGCCCAACGTGGCCAGATCCATTCAGAGCGGCACACGGGCACCATGTCCGACAACAGCTTAGCCAACCTCCATGAGTTCGACCGTCTGGAGTGGTGGGACGTGGCGCGCCGCGTCAACCCGCGCATCACCTGGGCCGAGTTCCTGCACCAGTGGGCCGAGTTCCAGCGCCTCAAGGCCGCACGCAAGGCGAACTGACTGCATATGTCTGACACCGCCATCCATCTGCACGTCCATACCGGCGACCGCGGCCCCGACACGCCGCCGGCCATCCGTGACCTGACGGGCGGTGATCCCGACGCTTACCCCCGCGATCTGGACGACCTCCACAGCAGGCTCATCCGCTGGTTCGAGGAGAGCGAGCTGGCGCGCATGGACGAAATAGACTTAGCCCAAAGGGATAGGGATTACGTTGACCACAACCAATACACCAGGGACGAGCTGAAGGTTCTGCGGGAGCGCGGCCAGCCGATCATTACGATCAATAAGATCAAGGATAAGCTTGAGCTGCTCTGCGGCATGGAGCGCAAGGCCCGCACCGACCCCAAAGCTTTCGCACGCACGCCGGCGGAGGAAGATAGAGCAGACGCTGCGACGCAGTGCTTGCGGTATATCGCTGATGACAACAGCTTCAGCCTGCTCCGTAGTCTGGTGTTCGAGAACATGTTGACCGAGGGCGCCGGTGGCGTTGACCTGGGCCTCGAGGACGACGGCCAGGGAAGCTGCAACGTGACGATGACGCACATTCCGTGGGACCGCGTCTGGTACGATCCGCATAGCCGATCACTGGACTTTGCCGATGCGCGCTATAAGGGCCTCGTCATCTGGACCGATCGTGATGCGCTCGAGGAGATGTATCCCGACGCAGACGATGTGATCGAGAGCAGCTTCAGCAGCACCGACTTCTACTACAACGACCGGCCGGAAACCGCGTTCTGGACCGACAACAATCGCAGACGCGTGCGCCTCGTTCAGTGCGACTGGTCCGAGCGTGGGACGTGGTGGCGCGCGACCTACACCAGGTCGGGGCTGCTGGCTAAGCCGCAGAAGTCCAAGTTCAAGGACCGCAAGGGCAAGAGCTGCTCAGGGCTACTGCTGCAATCCAGCTATATCAATCGCGAGAACCAGCGGTATGGCATGGTGCGGGGCCTGATCAGCCTGCAGGACGAGATCAACAAGCGCCGCTCCAAGGCGATGCACCTATTGAACGTGCATCAGGTCGTGGCCGAGCAGGGCGCGGTGCCGGATGTGGACAAGGCGAGGCGGGAAGTTGCGAAGCCGGATGGGTATGTCGAGGTGATGCCTGGGTTGAAATTTGAGATCCAGCAAACGACCGACTTGGCGAACGGCCAGTTCCAACTGCTGCAGCACGCCACCGCCGAGATGCAACTCTCGGGCCCGAATGCAGCCATGAGTGGCACCGATCCGCGGGAGCTGAGCGGCAGGGCCGTGCTGGCGATGCAAGCGGGTGGCGCGGCGCAGAACGAGCCGTTGGCCGATGCGCTCAGGTTCTGGTCACGCCGCGTCTACGAGAGCTGCTGGATGGCGGCGCGTGAGTTCTGGAGCGGTGGCAAGTGGGTGCGCGTCACCGACGACCTGAACGAAACACGCTGGGTCGGGATCAATCGCCCGGTGCGGCTGATGGACAAGCTCGCTGACATGCCGGAACAGCACCGCGCCATGGTGATGCAGCAGATGCAGTTGCAACCCGGTGATCCGCGCCTACAGCAGGTCATCGGCATCGAGAACGACATCAGCGACCTCGACGTGGACATCACGATCGAGGAGGGCATCGACATCCCGAGCCTGCAGGCCGAGGAGTTCCAGAGCCTGGTGCAGCTCGCCAGCGTTCAGCCGGGGCTGATACCGGGCGATGTGCTGATTGCCGCGTCAGGGCTGCGCGACAAAGATATGATATTGGAACGAATGAAGGCCCATCAACAACAGCAACAGCAGGCCCAGCAGCAGGCAGGGCAACTCGCAACACAGCACGCGCAAGCCGACATCCAGGGCAAACAGGCCAAGGCGCAGGCGGACATGGCGCTGGCGCAGGAGCGCAAGGTGAACGCCGCGGCTAATGTGCATTCCGTGCATGGCGAGTTCAGCGCGCCACCTTACGGCCAGCCGCATGTGGCTCCCGACAACCCGCCTGGCGCGTCACAGCCGATGCAGCCGCCGGCGGACCCCGAGCAGATGACGTCTGAGATGGCGATGGCGCATCACATGACCGACCTGGCCAAGAAGCAGGCCGACATTGCCAATACACGCGCATCCACGCTGCTGACCGCGGCCAAGATCCCGCAGACCGCACAGCAAACGCTGCACACCGCGCACCAGACCCATAATGCCGCTGTGACCACTAATCGGCTCATGCAGACTCCGATCCCACAGCCAGCAGCGCCAGGGGGTGCGCCATGAGCAGCTGGGCCGAGAGAGTTGCGCGCGCAGAAGCTGAGATTGCCGCAATTAAAAGCGGTGAGTGGCATGGCTTTACGCCAAACGAACGGAACATGCGGCGCCTCAACGTAAAGCTGAACGCCAGCGAGACAATGCTGCGCCTGCGGATCGGGTCACCAAAAGCCGACGCGCTAATCCGACAGTTTAAGACTGCGGCGGTAGATGATCCGAAGCTCTTCAAAGCGCTGTATGCCAAACGCGATCCGTATCACTGGATTTTCCGGCATTGGGCACGACAGCCGCCTATTCCACAGCCGCAGCCGCCGGGAGGTGCGCCGTGAACCTGCTACTGCTGGTCGTCATCCTGATCGTGCTGTTTGGGTTCGGCGGCGGATATTATGGGTATCGGTCGGGGGCGTACGGATACGGCGGCTTCGGAGGAATAGGGCTTGTGCTGCTGATCATCGTGCTGCTGCTGCTGTTCGGTGGCGGCAGGTTCTGGTGACGCCGCATGCTGTTCTGGATCATCGTCTGTGTCGTGCTACTCGCCGTGGTGGTCTGCACCGTCGTCGCAATCGCCATGATCCGAGAGACGCAGTACTATGACTGAGCGGCGATGAGCCACGGGGTGCTGCTCGGCATCATGGTGTTGGCGCTGGTTGTGCTGCTGATCACCGCTGTCACATGAGCGAGTAGCGGGCGGCTTCTGGCGGTACCGCCCACCACTCTCCCGCGCTCCTTGCACGGACGCGGTGCGGCATCACAGCACGGTCGAGTCCAACCCGCAACGACGTAACGCGCAATCGCACCAACGCACTAACGTATCAACGTATCAACGTATGGAGAATTATGATGGCCAGAGTTCACGTCATGGGCGGGTATTTGAACGTCGAGGGGATGAGCGGCGGATATCCGGACCAAGGGTTGCCTGGGGCCGAGGGACCGGTTGATCCTGGCTACGGCATCAGCGCGGACCGGCCGTCCAATCCCATCGTGCTGCCGCCTGATCCGCCGGGTGTGTGGCCGGGGCCACGTCCCAGCCATCCGATCGTGATTGCGCCACCTGGCACACCGCCGGGGGTTATCTGGCCAAGCCCAGGCAGGCCGGTGGATCCAGGCTACGGGCGGCCTGTAGCCCCGCCGCATCCTGGCGGTGGGCCGATGCCAGGTAATCCGCCACGGCCCGATAACGCCCTACCGGGCGGGCAGGGCGGCACGATCGACAACGCGCTGCCATCGCAGACGTTCTGGATGCTGGCGTACTGTCCCTCTCAGGGATGGATGTACATCAGCGTCGACCCCTCGTTGACGCCAGGGCATCCGCTGCCGCCACACGCACAGCCGAAGTAACAACATCGCCGTGGGGTGGAGCAGTCCGGTAGCTCGTCAGGCTCATAACCTGAAGGTCGGCGGTTCAAATCCGCCCCCCGCAACCACATAAACGCACAACAGGGGCTTCACGTCATGAAACACGCACTGCTCGGCGTCAGCATCATCGCGGGCGCCTGCTTCTTCCACGCACCGGCCTATGCCGACACGATCCTTGTGTTCGGCCAGAGCAGTGGCACGCCGATCACTGCGACTGAGAATGCAGCACAGAACCAGACCACACTGAGCGCTACGGATGCAGCCATCACCATCACACAGATACAGAACGGTGCTGGTGGCGCTGCATTCTTTGACCTCAACGCTACGTCCACTGACGCTGCACAGCCGTTGGGTAGCGGTGCTGCGCAGCACTATGCCGGGACGTTCTCTGTGTTCAGCGGCGTGGGGATGACGGGGACAAACTTCCTCAGTGGCTCGTTCACGGATCTGGTGTTTGGGACGGGGACTGGCGGGGCGCTTGCGGTTGGTGCGCCGCCTGATCTGGCATCGTTCACCAGCGATGTCATCACGTCGTTGTCTTCGCCGTTGGCGGTGGGGTTGGCGTTCACCAACATCGCGCCAGGGTTTACGATTGTCGGGACGAGCATTGGCAGCTTCACCAGCAACGTGTCGGGGACGTTCAGTGCCAACGCGGTGCCGGAGCCTGCCACGCTGGCGCTGCTGGGGGTGGGGCTGCTCGGGTTGGGGTTGGTGCGTCAGCGGCGAGCCTAGTGGCAGAGGCGCCGCCCAACGGCAATGGCGGCCATACCACGGTCGTCCAGGCGGCGATCAAGCTGGGGCAGTCGGTCACTCACGGGCTCGGGCCGCAGTTCCTGGCGCTGGTGCTCTGCAACGTGATGGCGCTGGGGTTCCTGGCGTGGTTCGTTGATGCGCGGGCGAAGCACACTGCCGACGTGCTCAACCAGTTGTTGTCGGCGTGCCTGACGAGGCAATAGCCGCCGCCGCCTGCTTGCGGTGTACCTCATCAAGCAATTCTGCCAGCGTCGGGATCAGCTTTGGCGGGCAGGAGGAGCGGACGGGGAGATGGATCGCGGTGAGCCTGCACCGCTGGCACTGATATCCCTGCTCCCCGTTCGGGGCCGTAATCGCCAGCCATTCGTGGCCACCCCGCCTCCTACTCATCAACCTGCCTCACGGCCTTTTCGGTCTCTTTTGCGGCTTCCCGGCATATCGCTGCGCACTCGGTGTTCGTCGCCGCCTTCTCGCGATCCGGCGGGTTCTTGGCCAGATGATAGTCGGCATAGCGAGCGAACTGGTCGGCAGCGTCCCGCAGCGTGGCTTGCATCAGGCGTTCCCAAGCAGTCATGTCCGCCTCCTACTCTTCAAAAGGCTGACATTCTCCGCTAGACCTCAGCAAAGTCGAGCATGACGGGACGTAGGATGGAGGACAAGAGACCTGGGGTCGCACCTACGAACTGGCTGGCTTCCGGCCGGTGGGCGAAACCAAGAAGGACAAGCTGCTGGCGTTGCAGCTGCTAGGCGCCGACATGCCAGTCCCGGAATATGCCAGCAACGGCCAGTTGGTGCTGATCTGACGAGATGCCTTGCGAAAGATGACGCCCTGGCGAGGGCAGCTTCAGTCAAGTGGAACGACATGGTGGCTGGAGTGGACGGGCGCTGCCGTCAGTCATTGAGTAGGCTTGCCGGGGGGCGCGCGCCGGCTGCAACGTCTGAGATAATGGACGCGACAGCCGGAGAGACGGCGCCTACTCATCAACCTGCCCCTCATGCCCCCGCATCAGCTTGTAGAACATGCACGGCACGTCGGGTTCGCCCTCGCCACCCCAGCCGCAGGTCAAGCACTGGCGCTCGCCAGCATAGCCGGTGACGCTGCGGAAATTGGCGCTACCGCACCAGTGGCATTGCCTGCGAGGATTGAACATCTGACTGCCTCCTACTCATCAACCTGCCCCTCACGCTTCGTGTCGGCCTGTTCGCGCGCCCGTTCCATCACCGCGTGGCCGTCAGACCACTCGCACACACCATCAACGAACCACGTCTTGGTTCGGCAGATCGGGCAGAATTGCACGGTTTCGACGACGGTTTCGACGACCATTTCGGACCCTCCTACTCTCCAAAATGCCCATTTTGACGCCTGCCGAGTAGCAAACTGCCAGTTGCCACAATTGGCCACCCCGTAGGGACGAAAAAAGCCCCGTCTCACACGGGAGATACGGGGCGCTGAGGTTCTCGGACTTATCGCGGACCCACCCTAGCACAGCGGAGCGCCGCCATGCCAGCCAGCATGAAGCACGTCACGCCCGTCCCCTGGACGGATGAGGAGCGCGCTTTGCTCAGGCAGATGTGGGAAAACGGCCTCGGCCCGGTGCTGATCGGGCGCATGCTGGGGCGTAGCAAATACAGCGTCACCAAGCAGACGCAGGCGTTGCATCTGCCGAAGATGCGGCAGCAGCCCGGCGAGACGCCACCACCAGAACCACGTCAGCGACCGGCACAGCCATTGCGACCCGGCGCCCGCACGCTGCCGCCGATGCCGAGCGAGTTGCAGCACGACTAATCCCCTCAGGGGTCATCACAGGACATCACCATGGCCAACGAGCAACTTGAGTCGTTCCTCAAGGGCGAAACCGCGACCGTCACCGAAGCCCCGCCAGAGGCCCCGCAGGCAGCGCCAGAGGCGCCGGCGCCGAAGTCCGAGGCAAAGGCCGAGCCGGCCGCTAAGGCCGCCACAGCCAAGCCAGAGCCCGAGGACGAGGCCGACGTGGAGCCGTCTGAGCGGCTCGAGCAGGACGGCAAGAGTTACATCCCGCAGCAAGTGTTGGAACGCGAGCGCCAACGCCGGCAGGACTGGAAAGCCAGAGCCGTTGAGGCCGAAACCAAACATCGCGAGCTGCAACGCCAATTGGACGAGGCAACGCGCCGCGCCACCGCCCCGCCACCGCAGCCACAAGCACCACCACAGCCGCCGCCGGACCCGGCCAGCGATCCCCGCGGCTTCGCTCAGCACCTCGTCCAGCAGCAGCAGGCGGCGCTGCTCAACGAGCGGTTGAACAACAGCGAAATGATGCTGGCCGATAAGATCGGGGCGGAGAAGCTGTCGGAATACGTCAGCGAGTTTCGCCAACTGGCCAACGCCGACCCGACGCTGTTCGGCAAACTCTACAGCCAGCCTCACCCGTATGCGTGGCTCACCCGCGAGGTCGACCGCCTGCGCCTGGTGCGCGATGTCGGGGACGATCCGGCCGCGTTCAGGGCCAGGATCGAGGCCGAGGCGCGCACACGCTGGGAGCAGGAAGCCAAGGCTGCGCCCGCACCATCACCCGCCGCCGGTATGCAGCCCAGCCTTGGCACCGCACGCAGCGTCGCAGGACGCACCGCGGGGGCATGGACCGGCGAGCCGAGCCTCGATGATGTGCTGGCGCCAATACAGAACCGCAAGCGGCCCAACGGCGCTGGCGGCTCAGTGCGTTACTAAGACGTGCCGTGCCTAACCCGTAGCCGGGGTCAATCGGGCGTTTCGACCAGTCCCAGGTCGTTGAAGTGGGGCTCACCGTCGCCGGGTGAACTCAGCGGGTGTCCGACCGTAGCCGGGTCGTAACAAGCGGGCGGTTCGACCTATCGAGTCCGGGTCGTCGAAGCGGGCCGCAATCCCAATGCGGAACCCCAAACAATGGCTGACATGATCCTAACCCCGGCAAGACCGGGCTTAACCCCAATACAATGGCAAAGTGACTTCTGGGTAGAGTTCCTCCGCGAAAATCAGTTCACACCGTATTTCGGCACCACTATGGATGCCATGATACAGTTGCAAACTGATCTTACGCGCAAACCCGGCGATACTGTCGTCTTTCCCACGGTCAGGAACCTGGTCGGAGCCGGCGTTAGCGGCAACACGGTGTTGGAGGGCAATGAAGAAATCCTCAACGCCAGATCGCTTAACGTCGTGGTCAGCGTCATCCGCCATGCCGTGGCGGTGTCAGACTGGGACGAACAGAAGTCGGTGATCGACCTGCTGCAAGCCGGCAGGAGCGTCCTGAAGAACTGGGCCGCTAACAAGCTCCGCACGGACATCATCTCGTCGCTCGGAGCGATCACGGCAGACGGCAACGTCCAGGTCACCTACGCAGCCGCCACCGCAGCCCAGCGCAATACCTGGCTGGTCAACAACGCCGACCGGGTGCTGTTCGGGATCTCCAAGGCCAACGCAGTCAGTGGTGTATATGCAACTGCATTGGCAACCGTCGACAATGCCGCCGACAAGATGACCGCCGCGCAGATCACCCTCGCAAAGCGGCTGGCGCGCACGGCAACGCCGAAGATCCGACCCATCCGGATCAGTAACGACGAGGAGTGGTACGTGATGTTCGTGCCGAGCCTCGTGTTCCGTGACCTGATGCTCGATCCGGTCATCATCAATGCGCTGCAATACGCATGGAACCGGGGCAGCGACAATCCGTTGTTCACGGCTGGTGATCTGATTTATGACGGGGTCATCATCCGCGAAATCCCCGAGCTACCGATCCTGCATACCGGTGACCCTGGCGGCTCAACGATCGACTGCGGTGCGTCCTACCTCTGCGGCGCACAGGCTCTCGGCATCGCCTGGGCACAACGCACCAAAGTGATCACCAACACCCGTGACTACGGCTTCATGAACGGCGTTGGCGTTGAGGAAATCCGCGGCGCGGCCAAGCTGCGTTTCGGCACAGACCCAACGGTGGACACGACG